GACTAAACAATGAATAAAGAACTTCAGACCTATTACGAAGAGAGATTTTCAATGATGGCTACCCAAGGGTGGCGAGATTTGATGGAAGATATTGACAAGATGATTGAGCCAATAAACAATATCTCAACAATTGTGGATGAAAAAGGTCTACAATTTCGTAAAGGTGAGTTATCAATACTTATTTGGCTGAAAAACTTAAAGCAAGTCAGCGAACAAGCATTTGAGGACTTAAATGAAAAGAATGTATGAATTCGCCTGTGAAAACGGGCATAAAACAGAGCGATTTGTTGATTATGAGACAACAAGTCTAGTATGTGAGTGTGGTGATGAAACTCATCGCATTCTCTCAGCGCCAGCATTTAAATTGGAAGGATGGTCAGGCTCATTTCCTTCGGCTCACGCCAAGTTTGAGAAAAGCCATATTGACAAGTTAAAGGCTGAACGCAAAGCCAACTCATAAGCATTAGTGCCGAGTTGAATGTCCTACAACCGATTGACGGCAGGAAAAAGGAAAAAGTATGTTGATTGATGATGACAAAGAAGAGTTGGGTGAGTTAGAAGTCGAAGAGCAGAAGGTAGAGCAAAAGCCTGAACTTCCTGAAAAATACAGGGATAAAAGTTTAGACGAGATTGTGAAGATGCACCAAGAGGCTGAAAAGCTCATTGGTAAGCAAGCACAAGAGGTTGGCGAAGTCCGAAGACTTGCAGATGAACTCATCAAACAGAACCTTGTGTCTAAACAACAACAGACAAAGCAGGAAGAGCCTGAAGTAGATTTCTTTGAGAATCCACAGAAAGCAATTCAAAGGACTGTTGACAATCACCCTGATGTCCAAGCGGCTCGCCTAGCGACCCTTGAGATGAAAAAGGTGCAAGTTCAGCAAAGGTTGGCGCAAGAGCATCCCGATTTTGGCGATATCGCAAAAGATCAGGAATTTGCAAATTGGGTGAAGTCTAGCCCTGTTCGCTTAAAGCTCTTTCAAGAAGCCGATGCTGGATATGATTTTGACTCTGCCAATGAATTGATTACTACTTACAAACAATTGCGTTCCGTAAGGAATAAGCAAGCAAGTGATGAAGGTGAGGCAACTCGCAAGCAGAACTTAAAGGCTATAGCAGTTGATGTGGGTGGTTCTGGAGAATCATCGAAGAAGATTTATCGAAGGGCTGACCTTATTCAGCTTCAATTGAAAGACCCTGAACGCTATGCCGCTTTGAGTGATGAAATCATGCAAGCGTACATGGAAAAAAGGGTTCGTTAAACATCGTTTCTAGGAGATTTAATCATGGCATATCCAACCCCAGCGGTAACGACAACAACCGCAGCAACGTTCATTCCAGAGATTTGGAGTGATGAGATCGTAGCCGCATACAAGAAGAACCTTGTTCTGGCTAACATCGTTATGAAGATGAACTTCCGTGGCAAGAAAGGTGACACAGTTCACATTCCTGCACCCACTCGTGGTTCTGCTTCTGCCAAAGCCGCCTCTACTGCAGTAACTTTGATTGCTGCTACTGAGACTGAAGTTCAAGTGTTGATTAACAAGCACTATGAGTACTCACGTTTTATTGAGGACATCGTTGAAGCACAAGCCTTGAATAGCTTGCGTCAGTTCTATACTGCTGATGCTGGTTATGCTTTGGCTAAACAAGTAGATACAGACTTGATCCAATTGGGTCGTGCTTTCAATGGTGCTACTGTTGGTACAGATGACTACGCTACTGCTACCTCTACAACAAAGGCTTACATCGGTTCTGATGGTACAACTGCTTATAACAGTTCTACTTCTAATGCCGCTGCTTTGACCGATGCTGCTATTCGCCGCACTATTCAGCGTTTGGACGACAACGACACTCCCATGGATGGTCGTTTCTTTATCATTCCTCCCTCAAGCCGCAACACATTGATGGGTCTTGCCCGTTATACAGAGCAGGCTTTTGTTGGTAATGGTAACGCCATCCGCAATGGTGAAATCGGTCAACTGTATGGTATCCCCGTGTTCACAACAAGCAATGCTGACTATGGTGCTGGTAACTCTGGCGCTGACCGCATCTGCTTGATGGGTCACAAGGACTCTATGGTTCTGGTTGAACAGCAAGGCGTTCGCTCACAG